CTAATTCACATTGTCCAAATTTTCCAGTAGATATCTTATTAATTTCTACACCGCTCAAATTTGCTATCATGCGATTGAGATGATCTTCCTTTGACATTTCAGTATCGAGCATAAGAACTGGTATTTTAAGTCCTTTGGATACATTTAAAGCTACAGCATCACCAAACATTGATTTACCAATTTTTGGTCTGGCGGCAATTAAATCTACGCATTTTCTACGCAAGCCACCACCTATGGCTAAATCATATCTACTAAAGCCTGTTGGAATACCTGCAAAATCTGATGGATTGTCGCATAGGTATGTAATATACTCTTCTATATTTGATCCTATGATTTCAGTAGACTTATTAGATGATTGATAAATACTAGACGTTGCATCTAATATTGGCTCTTCTATACTAGATATCATATCCATGATATCTTCTTCACCGTTTATAGTCTCTAGTCTCTCAGAGCAAACTTTAAGAGTTTGCTTTAGATCTCTAGCTAATTTTAATTTAGCGATTTTAGCTGCATGTATGGAAACATTTTCTTTATGAATAGGGAAATTAAATAATGATCTAATGAAACCTATTTCATCTTTAGTATTAATCTTTTCAGAAATACCTAGATCACTAGCGGCAGATAGAATTGATGTTAAATCAACTTTGATATTATTGTTTATTATGGCCTTTAAGCAACTGAATATAAGTTGATTGGTGCTATTATGAAAATGGTCGGTATCAACAAAGTCTATATTGAGATACACATCTAAGCCATATTGGCATAATCCAGCCAATACGGCTCTTTCAGATGCAGCATTTTCTAGCAAGCTTTTCTTTTGCATTATTTACCTATACATCTATCGCAGATAAAGAAATCTCTTTTATGTGTTGGATGAGTCTGAATTGATTTATTGCACTTTTGACAAGTTTGATATATTGGTTGAAACCTTGGTCGCTTTCTTTCTGTTGGCTTTATATCTGGTGTAGTAATATCTTTGGCTTCTATTCCATCATCTTGAAACGTATTTACACGTTTCTTGATGGCATTTACAGGCACCCCTCTTTTGTTGTCATTCTGTGATTTTGGCATAGTGAAGATGAATTCATTATTGTCGTCTTTTTTCTCTATTGGTGCTGCTGTGTCTTGTTCAGACATTAAAGAACTTGCTAGTGCAATTAGTTCTTCGTCATTTGTTTCTATTGCTTTTTTTAATAGGTTCTTTATGTGTTCTGTTTTATTCATTATATTTCCTCTTAGCTAAACTAGATAATATTTCTGACATCTTTTTGATAGTGCTGATTTTATTTTGTAATACCTTGATTCTAGCACTAGAATAAGTTTTTACTTTAACAATTTGTGTTGCTAATGGATTTTCCTTAACTGCTTTAAAGTACTTCTCTTGCCATTTTGTATATTTATCTCCGTACTGATCTATCTTGTCTGCAATCACATACCATATGCTATCATCAGCCCAATCGAAGGCAATTTGCTCTTTGCACAATAAACTATCTAAATATTCACTATATGCATATAATTCATATGCATACTCTAGGCATTGATTATGAGTTAATTTTCTGAGTTGATCCCTACCAATATTCAATATTTCATCTATCGCGGGATTAGGTTTGACAGCTTGAATGCCATGCAAATTAATCCAATCTTCAATAGAAGATTTGAATACTTCAAATCTTTCTTCTCCATTCATTTATATCCTCATTATAATTTAGTTCAACTAACTTGATGGAATTAATATCACACCACTCTCTTTTATCATTATCTCTGGCTTTTGCACGATAAAAATGTAACTTGTTTTTGAAGAAGAATTTATTGAATTTGTAATGCTGCTCTCCATGAACTTCTATGATCAAATTTCTATTTGGTATGAAAAAATCGGCTCTCAATACAGTGTTTCTGTACTTTGTCTTACTTCCGGGTAAAGATACCTCTTCTAAAACTCTATCATGTGGAAATAGTTCATTCAATAAGTCTTTTGCCATCATATGTAATGATGATCTATTTTCTGTGTCTGCTTGATTTGCAGACGGGTTCCAACTATAGTTTTTACCATCTAGTCCTAATATGTTCATATCACACACTTAATATTATTTTCCAATATTGACACTACTTCTGGATTAGATACTAAAAATTGATATAGGTTATCTTGTCCTTGAAACTTAAAAGCCTTTTCTATCGCTTCGCTATCTTCGATATCCAAATCTGGTTTTATCTTCTTAATTAAGTCTTTATGCTGCCCCATAAAGGAACATGTCATCCATGCACCGGCCTTATCTATCATACCAAGATCCAGAGCAAGAATCAATACCTCTTGCACTTTATCAATTCCATGACCATATCTAATCCAACTTTGTACTTGTCCACCGGGTGGCCCCATCGATGAACATAAAATTTTCCAGTTCACAACCTGACCAATTCTTTCTTGATTATTATTAGTCCAAGGAGTTACAGCGGATAGCTTTTCTCCACCACTCTTGATTTCCATTCTTGTATCTGCTTGATATTGAATTTTTGTACCACCATCAGCCATTTTAGTGGCACCAAATCCAGCTGTGTTTGCTATGAAGTGTGTAATTGCTATTATTAAGCCACGTTGTCTTGGTAAGAGCTGACCCATCTTTTTAGTAAAGATAGATAGAATCTTTGGTAATCCAGCCCTACCGGGGGTCATATCTCCATCTAATTCTTTTGCTGGCATTAATGAGGATATAGAATCTATAATAAGTACCGCACCATGATAATCTGGATGACTCATTAACTTATGTGCCACATCTAAAAAATCCTCTGCTGGTAGTGGTTTATCTTCTGGATGTATAATTTTCATTTTTGAGGCATCTAAATCTCTTACTTCAAAGTTCATATCTTTCAATCTGCCCTCAACATCTAAATATATAACCGGTCTTCCCTCCTTTTGGCAATTAGATGCTATTTGCATTGCAGTTGTTGTCTTACCGCTTTTTGGATCTCCAGTAAGTGTGAGCCAAGTTCCTTCACGAATACCTCCACCTAAAGCAATATCTATGGCTGGACTCACAGATATAACTTTGTAGTTACGTTTTTCCTCTAGGATCTGCTGACCATTAGATATAATATTACCATACTGTTTTAGAATCTTTGTAAGATATTCTGGATCTTTTTCTTTAGCCATTTTGTGCTTTCCTAATCTTATTCAAGAGTGTAGTTTTTAAATTTTTTGGTCTGGTTGTATATTCTAATTTGTCAATGTTTGCTGTGTCAAGAGTCTTTTTTGGTTTTTGTTTTTCAGCTTCTGTTATTTCAAAACTGATTTTAATATAATCTTCAACATATTTAGAAATCAATACAAATTTTTTAGATGAATGTAAAAAACCTAACGAGTATGTTTTTTTACCGTGTGCCGTATTTAAATAATGTAATACTGCTTCTATTGAATATTTATTTATTAATTTATTGGCAACTCGGATTTGTATCTGATACTCGTCCTTTTGCGATTTATTCCAAAATTTATATTCTAGATTACCAGTATTATCTTTTTCTCTTTTCCTAATACACACCAATTCAGCTATATATTGTGCTGCGGTACAGGGTTCACCCGTTGAGCAACTTTTGTATTTCTGGATGTTCTCGTTTTTTTGATCCATTTTTAAATAACATGCTTGCAACATTTTCTTCTGTCAATACTCTAGTACTATGTCTTTTTTCAAACTGACTAATAGGCCAAGTATATTTTGCAACATCTATACAAGAACAGTCATCTCTTAAAAGTCCAACTGTTATTGTTTGAAAAGACTGTGAATGACTTCCATCCATTGCTTGATCTTTAGCCATGCCACGCATAACAAACACGCCATCTAGACCTTCTTCATCTTCAAAGAAAATCTCATGAGGCGCACCAAACATATGTAATTCCACCTTTACTGGATATACATCATTCTCTGCACAATATCTTTTAAGTCTAATCCAAGGATTATCAAATCCTTCTCTGTCATAATCTCCATAAGCTTTTGTGCCATCATTAAGAGTAATTTGCCAACTGATCATAAGATCATGATAGCATAATTTTTCCATGTATCCATCTATACTTTTGCAAATCATATCAATCCTCCCGAATTTTATGAATTACATCTCTATATTTTCTAGATGAGTATACATCTAATTTAGTCTTTTTTTCATCCGCTGACATTGAAGCAGATTCTGTCATAACAACTACACCACGCTCTTTGTTTCTTGCGTATAGATTTATATCTGAACCACCATTATTGGTATCAGTTGTAGGAGTAAGTGTTTTCAAATATGTCTCAACAACCTTATCTGATCTTTGTAATTTAGAGGCTAGTTCAACTAGTGTCATATTAGATCTATTAGCGTCAATAAATTCTTTATCTGCTTTAGATAGTGGTCCTTTTCTCATTATATTTGCTCCATTACTATTCTTCTTGCCATTGTAAAGTATAAACGATTTTTTGTTTGAAGAAATTTTATATATGAATCGAATGCCTGTTTATTAACCTTTTTGAATATTTTTGGATATGTAGTATTGCGTATGCTACTATCTATATGATGTGGATCTATAATCTCTCCACGCGCATATTTAATATAATATAATTCTTTATCGTCATTAATTGTTTTTTTGGCGAATGCTACTTCTTCATTATTAGTCTCTTTGGCGTTTTTGTCAAAGAAAGTCCTGACAAGATGTACTGGATCTGGTAAATTTAGATCACTTACATCTTCATTTTCCCACCTAGCCATT